ACAGCAAGCGCAACCCTCCCGGCATTCGAGAAAAGATGGAAACTGCCGTCAGCGAGATCATTAAGGAAAAGGAGGACAAAACGGCATGAGCGAATTAAACAATCTCATCCCCATTAGCTACGACAACCCGGAGCGCCCCACGGTGAGCGGCCGGGAGCTGCACGAGTTTCTTGGCGTCAAATCCAGATATAATGACTGGTTTAACAACATGACTGCCTACGGATTTGCCGAAAATGTCGATTATGTGTCGCTTACTAAAAATTTAGTAAACGGTGGACGTAGTACCGACCACCAGCTCACCATCCCAATGGCCAAAGAGCTGTGCATGATCCAGCGCAACGAACGAGGCAAGCAGGCGCGGCAATATTTTCTGGCCATTGAAGCCCAGTGGAACAGCCCGGAGGCGGTCATGCGCCGTGCGGTGCTTATCGCCCAGAAGCAGAACGACCAGCTCAAGGCCGCCAACCGCCAGCTTCTGGCAGAGAACAGCGACCTGAAGCCGGATGCAGAGTATGCCCGGGCGGTGTGCGTGGGCAAGAACTGCCGCACCACTACCAGCATTGCCAAGGATTACGGCCTGAGCGCCGAGAAACTCAACAGCATCCTTCACGGCCTGAAGATCCAGTACAAGACCAGCGACGGCCAGTGGGTGCTATACGCAAAGTATAGCGGAAAAGGTTACACCAAAAACCGCAAATCCACGCCGTTCCAGCACAAGAGCACCGGCGAGTGGGACACCAAGAACACCACCGTATGGACGGAAGCCGGACAGCGCTTTATCTATGAGCAGCTCAAGTCCGTGGGAATGCTGCCCAGCGTGGAGCGCAGGCAGAGCGTGGAGCAGATGGAGCTTGCCGCCCGGCAGCACAACCAGGACGGGGTGGCGTAACATGACACTGAACCGCATGAACGGTAAAGGAGGAGCAAGCATGAAAAAAGCTATTTTTGGCGTAGCGTCCGTATTGGCAAGCGCTTTGCTGATGGCCGGATGCAATAAGCAGGTTATTGATCTGACCTATGAATACAGCTGGGCGCAGCTGAAAATGCCCGACGGAACGATTGTCGAGGGCAAGCTGAATAGTTGGGATGATTACGAGGGTGACCAGCTGCAAGTGAAGATTGACGGTGTGACCTATCTGGTTCATTCGTCCAATGTTGTGCTGCGACATTGATAGAAAGGAGGACACCACCCATGAGTGAAAAGATCATTGCATACAAGGCCATGGACAAAAATATGCAGTGCCGTGGCAAGCAGTATGAGGTGGGCAAGACCTACCATGAGGACAAGGCCGACTGCTGCCACGCTGGTATGCACGCTTGCGAGAACCCGCTGGATGTGCTGCACTACTACCCGTTGAAGGATAGCCCGCGCTTTTTTGAAGTCGAGTGCGGCGGGAACGTGGATAAAAGCGGAGAGGGCAGTAAGCTGGCCTGCACTGAGCTGACGGTGAAAGGCGAGGTGAATTTTGCAGGGCTGGTAAAAGCTACGGTGAATGCCGTTTTTAATCGAATGAAGGGCAATGAACCTTTGCAGGTTCCAGCGGCGATTACAGCACGGCGGGTTCCAGCGGCTATTACAGCACAGCAGGTTCCAGCGGCTATTGCAGCACAGCAGGTTCCAGCGGCAATTGCAGCACAGCAGGGTCCAGCGGCGATTACAGCACGGCGGCAGCCACTGGGGCTTATTGCAGCGCAAAAGCAGACGGAAAAGATAGCATTGCCGTTGTAAACGGCGCTTGCGGTAAGGCGTGCGGCGCACTGGGCTGCTATCTGGTGCTGACAGAGTACGATGATGACGGCCACATGATCTGTGCCAAAATGGCCCGCGTGGATGGTTCTGCCATCAGAGAAAACGTTTACTATACCCTCAAAAATGGCGAGTTTGTGGAGTGGAAGCCGTGAAGAAGCACTACAACAAGCGCTGGCTTGAACAGCGCTGGGATGCAAGGCAGCCGGAACGGTTGGAGCATATCCGGCTGAAACGGCATCTGAGAAAAAAGGAGGGGTGCGGCAGTGAAGCCGAGCATGGGAATTGCAGAGTGCTGCCAGATCATGCGCGACAACAACATTTCAGTGAGCGAGCCGATCTTTACCGGTATGATTCAGGCCGGTAGCTTCCCGGCATGGGCGGTGCCGTCTATTGACACCAAGAGCGCCGCTCCGCTGATCTCCCGTGCCGGATTTATGGCGTGGGTGAAGGATTTTTACAAGCTCGAAAAGGTTTATACAAAGGAGGACCCGAAAGAATGAAACTCAAATCTACTACTTACTACTGGTTGGCTGTCGTTTTTGGCGGCGTTGGAATGGGCGCAGCTATGGGCGCAGAGGGTACCGCGCAGACCACCGGATACATCTCCGGCACGCTGTTTGCAGTGTCGCTGGTGCTGATTTTGGCCGCTGTTCTGCTGGCTCGTCTGGGCTTTGCCGCAGAGGACAGGGAGAGAGCCGCAAAGCGGCGCAAGTACGGCAGGATCAACCGCACCCACGCCCGCAACCCGGAATACCAGGAGAATCAGGAGCGTGGGGCATGATGACGGCCAAAGAGTACGTTGAGGGCAAGGTCAAATCCTACACGCGGCTTGCCGAACGCTGCAGGCGAGAAGCCGAAGCCTCAGATGACACTGTTGTTCGGGCCGAATACTCCGCACGGGCAAACGTCTGGGATATGTGCGCCGAAGAAATGGACAACGTGCGAGAGATCCTGGAAGAGGAGTCGGGGGAGATCACGTATGCCTGACACTGTCCACCATGTCATGTGGTACACCGTGTATGACGCAAAAAAAGAAGAGCCTGCCCGTGTGCCAACACGGACAAGCTCAAAGAGTGATGAGTCTCGCCGCCCATCACCACAAAAATAACATAAAACAGGAGGTTTTACAAGTGGCACTTTTGAGAATTTACGATGTGGAGCAAGAGCCTCCAGCGCTTGTTTCGCAGCAGCAATTTCCGGTTACTTCGGATGCAATTGTGATTGCCGATGAACTGGCAAAGAGAAAGCCCGAACGGCTGTACAGGGTGTTTGACACCGATATGAACGTTGTGTATGCGAGGTGAATATTTATGCAAGAAGAATTGACCGTCCGGGTGGAGCACCCGGAACTGCCCGCTATCCGGTGGAATGAAGCTGAGGTGCAGCAGAACCTGACCGAGATGCTGGCCGCCTACACCGGCCGCGTCTACACCCCGGAGACCATCAAGGATGCCAAGGCCGACCGCGCCGCAGTGAACAAGCTGGACAAGCAGCTCAGCGATGCCGCCCGCAGCGCAAAGGCCTTTTACATGAAGCCGTTGGAAGAGTTCTTGCAGAGCGCCAAGCAGATGCAGGGCCAGTGTAAGGCCGTCTCCGGTGCCATTGACCAGCAGGTCAAGGCGGTGGAAGAAGCCGAACGGCAGGACAAGGCCGACGCCCTGCAGACTGTCTATGCGGACTGCATCGGCGAGCTGCGGGAGATGATCCCATTTGACCGCCTGCTTGTGCCCCAGTGGCTCAACAAGACCTATGATTTGGCAAAGGCCAGCCGGGAGCTGCGCAAGAGCGTGGAGACCCGGCGGGAGGAGCTGCGGCTCATCCGGGAGAACTGCGGCGAGGACACCGAAGCCTGCACCACCGAGTATCTGCGTGAACTGAATCTGAACGCCGCCCTCGTGGAGCACAGCCGCCGCCAGAATGCCCGGGACGCCCAGCGCCGCGCAGAAGCCGAGAGAATGGCCGCAGAGCGGGCGCAGGCCACCGCTCCGGTCGTTATCCCTCCGACCGATGAAGAACGCCAGATCGCCGCAGAAGCAGTTCAAACGGCGCAGGCCAATGCAGCCATCACGCCGGATGGCAGGTTGGATTTCAGCATGCTTCAGAAATTTGCAGAGCCTGAACAGCAGGAGGCTCCGGTCCGCAAGAAATACAGCTTCTGGGTGGAGTTCACCCCGGAGGACATCGCATGGTTCAAGCAGGGGGCCGCAGAGCGCGGCTTCCGGTATGGTTCTGTTAAGTAACGCAGGAGGTAATTTATATGGCATTCACTCGCAACGGCGCATCTGCGCCCACCACGTCCGCACCCGCTTCCGCCCCGGTCCAGGGCACCACAGCCCGCATGGCTGCTATGCAACAGCGCGCCGCCCAGAGCACGGCCCTGCAGGCCGCTTCCCCGTCCGTGCCGGTGGAGATCACCGCCGCAGACGGCCAGCATTTCACGGTCAGCTTTTCCGACGTGCGCAACTTCATCTGCGCCAAGGCCACCGACGCCGAGTGCAAGATCTTTCTTGAGACCTGCAAACAGTACCGGCTGAACCCCTTCACAAAAGAGGCCTATCTGATCCACTACGACAACAACAGCGAGGACACCCCCAGCACCATCGTCCTGGGCAAGAACTGTTACATGCAGATGGCCGAACGGCACCCGGCCTTTGACGGCTTTGAGGCCGGCATCATCGTGCTGGACACGGAAGCCGGGCAGCTGGACCACCGGGAGGGTTCCATCGTCTATGAGGGCGAGGAGCTTCTGGGCGGCTGGGCCAAGGTATACCGGAAAGACCGCACCCGCCCCAGCTACGAGGAGGTGAAGCTGGCCGAGTACGACACCGGCAAATCCCTCTGGAATGGCAAGAAGGCCACCATGATCCGTAAGGTGGCCCTGGTGCACGCTTTGCGTGAGGCATTCCCGTCCACCTTCGGCGCTCTGTACGATGAGAGCGAGGTGCATGTGGACGCCGAAAGCACCGCCCGCGAGGTTCCGCCCGAAGAGCTGCCGGTGCTGGATCCTTACGCAGGATCCAACCGCCACCGCAAGACGGCAGGCACCCCGATCCCTGCCCCGGATGCACCCTCTGCAGAGGAAAACGCCGATGACCCGTTTGGCGGTGATGATGCATGATCGTCCAGACCAAGAACGGCATCATGCTGCACGGTGAGATTGCCAAAGACCCGGTACTCCGGGACATCGGGCAGAAGCGGGTGCTGAAGTTCGACCTGAAGGCCAGCCGCACACAGGATGAATCCGGCAAATGGCAGAGCTTCTTTGTGGGCGTGAACCTCTGGCACGGCATCGACCAGTGGGACGGGATGCTGCAGAAAGGCGATCAGGTCACGGTTTTTGCCAAGAAGTTGAAAGAGCGGGAGTATAACGGCAAGACCTACTACGACGTGGACGCGGATGATGTTCAGCCCGGTGGGCTGGTGACATTCCGCTGGCTGCAGCAGATGATCGACCTGATGGCACAGCCCGGTCCTCCGCCGGAACCTGCAGAACCGGCAGCAAACCCGGCAGATCTGCAGGGTGCGCAGATGTACCCCGATGAAACGCTTGCGGATTACGCACCGCACAGCACTGCCGCGCCAGAACCGGCTCCATCTACCGAGTATGACCCCATCAACGAAGACGCAGAAGATCTCCCCTTCTGATTTCGCAAGCTGTGCTATCCGGCTATACGGGCGGGCAAAGGAGGTGAGCAAGTGGCAAAAGAAGAAAAAAAGTCGTTTGTAGCGTATCTGGATTGGTTCGACGCGCTGGAAGAGTACACGGATGCCGAAGTAGGACAGCTAATGCGGGCTTTGGCAAAGTACGTCCGAACAGGCGAAAAACCAACATTTTCCGACCGTGGAATGCGCGGAAATTTCCGATTCATGTGCAATGGCGTGGATTCGGCTGCAGAAAAGTACGAGAACGTCAAGCAAAAGCGCCGGGAAGCCGGAAAAGCCCGTGCTGCTCAAATGCAAGCAAAATCAGCAAATGCTAGCACATGCTACCAAGTGCAAGCAAGTGGTAACTATAATGATACTGTTACTGGAACTGGAACTGTTACTGGAACTGTTACTGGAACTGGAACTGTTATATCCCCTAACGGGGATATATATAATAGCGCCGCCCCCGCCGCCGTTGACGTAGAACTTTCAAAAATCGTCCAGCATTATCAGCAGGCTGTTGGGGACTTCCCGCGCTCTGCACTGGACAAGCTGCAGAAGTGGCGGCAGGAGTACAGCACAGAGATGATCCTGCTGGCGATTGACAAGGCCACAGAAGCCGGAAAGCGCTCGTGGAACTACATCAACGGCATATTGTCCGGATGGAAACGGGACGGCCTGCGCACACCGGGGGATGTGGAAGCCAACGAGCAAAGCCGGCAAGCCAGACCGAGAGGCAAGCAGCCAACCGAGACCGTAGACGACCAGCTTGCACGGGTGCTGGCGAAGATGGACAGAGAAAGAGGGTTTGAGACATGACACGGGAAGACGTGGCAAAGCTGATCCGCATGAATTTTGTGCTGTACAAGCTGGGGTCTAAGCCACTGACCGATGAGGAGATGCAGACCACCATCGATGTGTGGGCGTACCAGTTTGGCGACTATGACGGCGATACTGTCAAGCGGGCTTTTCTGGCGGCGAACCGGGTATGCGTTTATCCGGTCACGGTAGCCGACATCTTCAAGCAGCTTTCCCAGTGTCTTGACC